AGCTATATCAGACTCTGTAGTTCCGTCTGTAAATGATTGAATAGGATCTCCACCAATCAACATTGATGCGCGAGAGCAAATTTTTATTGCTGTGTTTGCAAAATCAGGCATAGAAAGTTGGGGGCCGAAGCCCCCATCCCTTAGTCGGTATCGGTTTCTGCTACTGCCGTACCATCAGATACGTCAACAACAGTACCAGTGTTGGAAAGAACAGTACAAAAACTTGTTGTTGGTGCATTTGTATCACGAACAATTATCAAGTCACGAACAGCAAGCATATTAGCTGCATCGTTAAAGTAACCAGCCGTGTTGACAGCAGCAATTGCATCTGCCGCCGTATACATCCACAAGTTTCCATTAGTGTCTCCACCAATACGAGTTAGTCCACTTGAAGCAAAAGCCATATTCTAACCCTCCTAGTTATTGTCTAATAGTTCATAGATACCATTGTCATCAATAACAACAGCACCCATAGACATCATAGATGTTGCAAGGTGAGATACTTTCTCAGCAACGTAGTTGACTTCAGTTTGAACATCAGAGTTGATACCCAAGCCAACAGCAGTTGTGTGATAGCACATACTCTTACCAGCAGCGACAGCAGATGTTGAAAAGATCTTAAAGCCTAAAAACTCTTTCATTGTCATGCCACCAGCATAAGGTAAGTTTTGATCACCAACGAAGTCAGATGATGCAAACTCTGTAATCAAGAACAGATCAGCAAAACCTTTTGGGTGCATAGCGATATAACGCTGCCCATCCTCAGGAATGTTAGCTGTTCCAAATGTTTCAAATACAGATAGTAGATCTGCTTTTTCAACAGCAGAACTTGTATCGTGGATTTGAGTTGAGTTAGCACCAGCATCCATAGCTGTAATTAACAAGCTATCAGTCTTACGACCTAGAGCAGCAGCAGCAGATTGTGCTACAGCTTGACGCTCATTGATGTTGATCTTGAGTTCATCTAACTTGTCGATGTACTCAGCAGCATAGAAGTCAGCCATTGTTGCTTCTACATTGGTATGTGCAAGTTCCATTGGAGTTACATTACCATTACGAGATTTAGTAGTTGCTTCCGCAGTACCAATCTTTTGAAATCTAACAGTTGATCCTGTCACATTAGCAGTCCGCACTGTGTTCCGTAGCTTAGAACCCATACGCTGATACGCCATGTGAACTTCTGTTTCGAACTGTTTGATAAAGGCTGTGTCGATTGTATTAGCCATTTATTAGTTCCTTATTGAAGTTACGGTTACTAACAGGTGTCCGCTTTATCACTTCAGCAAGGGTATCCTTTCGGGCCTTTCAGTGTATTACGGGCTGCAATGTGCAATCATAAACATCTTTTTGATTTGGATTGCAACGCACAAAATCAACATATTCGATTTCATTGTTAGATATTATACCAACCGCTTCGAACCCTAACCATGATGCCCAATCTAAAATAAACTTATATTCTTTAAGAATTGTCATAGATAAACCGCTATGGAATTGGTCAAAGTAATCAACAAACATTACAGATCCTCTAGCCATAGCAATAAAGTTTTCTCTTATTTTATCAGAAAACATTGCAAACATCTGAGGCCATTCTTGATCTTCAGTAAACCAAAGACCACCAACCATTATAAATTCTTCATTATTTTTTCTGCAAAGATAGCACTCTGAGCTTTCGTGCATATCTACAAGAGCTTTTCGAATATCAGTATAACCTAGTAAAACAAGCTCTTTTACATTCTCTTTTGTCAGACCTTTGATAACTTCATCAATATGATCTAAAGTAAAAGGGGTAAGATAATACTCACCCCTCTGTAAAATTTTAGCCTCTGTAGATTCTTTTGAATCCTTCAGCAACTTGCTTGTGTAAGTTTGGGTCACGATCTTTCCAATACTTTGGATCATCCATCATCTTTCTAAGATCAGCTTCATTAAGCTCAGATGCTGATGCTGTATCTCCAGCAAACGATCCATCCTTCATACTCGTCATCATAGTCTCAAGAGCAATAATACCCTCATGACTTTCACACATTTTTTCTATAGCTGGCAATGCTGACTCAGGAAAAAACTTATTAGCCCATAATGATGCTGCATCTATTCTAGCTTCAGCATTATCGCCAAGCTTTGCGACTTCATCCTCATAGCTAGGCTGAGAACCAAGAACAGACTCAGAGTATATCCTAATTCCTTCTTCAAACTCTTCTTGAGAAAATCCATTGTTAAAAGAATGCTCTGACCACCATCTAAGAAGATCATTATCAACAGCTTCTTCTTCATTAATAATATCTGGAAGCTGATAATCACCAGCAGTCTCTGGCCTATCAGCAAAAGCTTCTGCTTGTATTTCTTCTATAAGTTGGTTTCTAAGATCTTCATCTTTAGCTCCAAGCTTAGACTCAAGCTCTTTATAAGCCTTGGCTAGATCCTCACCAGTTTTATATTTTTCTGGCAACCATTCAGGTTTTTCAGACGATTGCTCTACTTTTTCAACATCTTCTTGGGTTACAAAATCACGACCATCTTCGGCTGCTGCTTCTACTGCTGCGTCTTCTTCACTCATTGTTTACTCCTATTTGCATGGGCAATACGGTGTTCAATTAAACCTACTAAGTATCTTTGCCCCTCAATATGTCGAAGTTCTTCTGTAGAAACATTAGGCCCATTAACCATTTCAATAGTAATAGATCTAAGATACTTCAGAACTTCCTGACCTGTGGGGCTAGAAAATATCTGTGCAACATTCTTACTAATCTCAACATCACGTTCAGATTTACGCTGAATGCCATCTATTCCAATATTAACCTTGTTGCTCAACTGGCATCATTCCCTGCTGCATTGCCTGTTGTTCCGCTAATTGTCTTGCGGCCTCTGCTATCTGTTTACGTTGTTCTTCATCTCGAATCAAGCTTTCTGGCACACCAAACTTCTTAGCTAAGTAAACAGCGGTCTGCTCTCCATCAATTAAAAGCTGTAACATATCTGGGCCAAAACCATTACCAATCATCTCGAGAAAGCGTGATACTACAGAAATATCTTGATTAGATTGAGCTTGAGCCAGTGGAGAGACAGACCTAACTTTAATCTCTCTGCCATTAACTGTTGGGATTTCAATACGCCCTTGTTTCTTTAGAATATAAACTACGCGTTGAAGAAGAGGCTGAACAAGCTCAGCTTGCAATCTGCCAAAAGATGCGCCCATTCTTCTTGATAAGTCAGCCATACGTTCAGCTATTTCTGTAGCTGTAGCTGGTGTTTTATCAGGATTACCAAGCATATCATTATACAAAGCACGTTTAATATTTAATCTAAGATCACCTAAAACAAGTTGAGCAACATCAAAACGACCAGCAGCTTGTATAGGTTGCAATCCAGCAGATCCCATAGCTTTAGGAATTATAGTTCCTGGAACGAGATTAATTGTATCAGGGTTTATAACGCCATCATCTTCCATTTGATAAATACCAGAGATAGACATTTGAGCATTCTCAAGTATTAACTGAATGGTAAGGTTAGTTGTTTTGATAGAACTTAACGCATTGATAAGTGGTCCTCGACCATAAACTTCACCAGCGCATTTAGACCAACGAAAACAAATAAATGGATTAGATCCAACGCCACTCATTTCTTTTGAGTGTAAAACTGTTTCAGTCGTTAAGCATATTGCATAGTGATAGTATGCTTCAACATTTGGCTGTCTGTAATCTCTACATACAAGTTCAAGAACTGTTGTTTCTCTATTAGATCCCATTTGTGAAGTAACCTTAGAATCAAAGGTAGACTTAGGAAACATTAAGGGAAGGTGATCAAACTTTACTTTCTTTCTTTCTCGAAAGACATGATCAATTCTATCGTCAGGGCCAGTATCAAGTACGACATGGGGTAGGGGTATTGCGGAAAAGTTTATCGGGTTTAATGAATCACCTTCCTCAACGCACAAGATACCAGTCCCAACAGCCAAGTCCATAAAAGATTCATGAACCTCTTGGCTAAAATTAGAGTTCTGTAAAACCTCAAATACATAATTTGTTACTTCATCTAACTGATTATCAACTTCTTCTCTTTCTTGCGGATCTACTTCACTACCAGAAACAAAGTCAGCCCATCGAGCAAAGTTTGGAACAATACCCGACTGTAATCTGCTTGCAAACTCTTGAGTACCTACTACAGCAGTTTCATCAAAAATCTTTTCATCTCTACGTTGACCGTGTTCTTCATAGTAAAAAGATTCTCTTTGAGGCAAAGCATACTCATAGCATTCCTCAAAAAGCGAAACCCATTGCTCACGAAATGCTTTTGCCTTTCGATACTTTTCTATAAAATGCTTTGCTATATTATCCATTAGCTAAACCGATTTAAATATCCAGCAGCACCGCCACCAGTACCTTGTTGTTGAATTGCTCTAAATAAAGACCTTCTACCAGCACCACCTCTAGCACCAGCATCAGCAACACTTGCAGATAAAGCATCAGATATATCTTTACGCTTTTGTTTAGCTCTGCGTTCTATTTCATCTCGCTCAGCTTGCTCGGCTGCTAATCTATCATCAGCAGCAGCTTGCTCTTCTGCTTGCGTTGGGCCACCGCCTCCACCTCCAAAACACATAATAAAACTCCTTTTTTTCTTCCTAGTCACAAAGTTAAAATAAAATCAACGCACAAATTGAAAAGCTCTCTTTTTCTTAGGTCTTCCAAATAGATCAAAACTTCTTTTTGCAACCACAGGTCGCAAAGGTTTTTGGTTATTCATCAAAGCCCTACCTTCACCAGCACCAAGGAAAAGGTATTGAGCAGCATCGTGAACGTGAGAAAACATATTTTTATCTGGTTTATCTGCATATCTTTCACCAGATACCTCCATTCTTTTGTAAGCATAACCACCCTCAAAACCCTTAATAAGTTGAGGGCAACGTCTATCAATAAGTAGTGCTGGCTTACCTTCGACCATCTTCGTCAACTGGGAGGA